ATGATATTCGAGATTACATTGTTACAAATAAGGCACAGTCTGAAATGCAACCGATTAAGTTAACCTGCCCTGAATGTAAGCACGAATACCAGCAAACTGTTACCTTGGATATGTCCAGTTTTTTCGAGCCCGCCTCCTAATCTCTACCCCTGATCAGATTAGTAATGTTGTTGACCAGATGGACAACGAAACAAACGACATTAGACAAGAGGCTTTAAAAATGGCGTGGTATATGCGAGGTGGCCTTAGTTATGATCATGCCATGCAACTTAGTGTTCAAGAACGAACATTAATCAATGAGATTATTAAAGACAATTTAGAGACCACGAAAAAGTCGGGCCTGCCATTTTTTTAGAAAAAGGTAAATCTGATAAAGAAAATGCGTAAGCCTGAATCAGAAGCACATCGTAAAGCTATATCAGAAGGAAGAAAAGCTAAATTTGCTTTATTAAAGTCTTAACTGTTTTTAGATCTCTTAGAGATCTATGTCTTTCGCTAAAGCTCAGACATATTGTTTCTTTTATGCATTATCCAGATTATGTGGTCACAATTCACCGTATGCACGGTGAACTGACTTTTTCACATTATCCGAGTGACAGCAGTCATTTATTATAAAGAGATTGTATTTCTACACAGAGGCGGTTGACCGGTACCCCTTACTCTAGCTTCACAAATCAACGGAACCCTAGTAACCCGATAATAAATCCAAGTCCTATAAGCATGAGTTGTTTCTTTTTCAACAGAGCTCAAACCATTTGTTGCCTTAAGTTAGCAATTGCCTTTCACACGCAAGCCATTCCGGACCGGGTATCTCACCGTTCCTCCTTGCGAGTCGAGCATCCTCGACCAAACAGAGTGTGTTGTTGCCTGTCTAGTTTAAATTTTGTTTTTTATGTGACTACCGTGTATACGGCAAACTATCTGCCCGTTATAGTAGTCGTCTGACTCTAGTACTTTATGATTAAATTGTTCTCTAGCTTCTATGTAACTGCAAGCAGCCTTTGATGTACAATAAAATAATATTTCTCTTGTAAAGTTGTCTGAGCCTAGCTCTGAAATGTCTTTGTTAAGTTGATCGTTACTGCCGAAATAAGTTTGCCAGTCTGAATCTATTTTGCTTCTAATTTTCTTACGCTTCTTGTTGCCGTTTTTAAGTTTTACTACTTTATATGTTGTCTTGCTAAATTTTGCTAATTTTTTGCCGATATATTTTCTGCCGGTTAGTTTATTTGTTATCAAATAAACAAAACCAACACAATCTTCGGGTAAAGTTTCAATTTGTGTGTTTTCGTACAGCCATACCATGGACTAGTAGTTATCATTTTACCACTCGGTTGCATATTTTTCATCAACCCTGCTTGCTACACACTTAGTTTGGCATTCTTGCCACTCGAAAGTTTTAAATTCAAAATTCCAAAAGTCATCAGTTACAACATCGGTAAGTGTGCGATAATTTAAATCAAATTTGTTAGCAATAGCTTTCCATTCTGAGTTATGACTATAGCGGTTTGCCACCCAACAACAAGGAAATAATCTACCTTGTGCATCAATATAAAGTCCTTTGTTGCCGATCTCACACAAGGGTTTAACACCGTTAACCTCTGTTACTGATTTATATAATTGTATATTCTTTGTGTTTGCCTGCAAATTAAGCCCACGCGAGCTTAACAGTATAACATCTCTTTCAAATCTATGCGAGCCGCTGACAAACTTTTTACTAGGTTCTAGCGGATCGTTGTTGCCATAACTAGGATATACACTACCAAACTTAGTACTTTTGGTAAGTTGAAATGCATCCATACCCAATTTTACTGCAAGCGAATGCATATAGTCAATTTGATCCTCGTTAAACTTAAATGCTATCGCGGCCCATATTAATCGACACTTACTTGTAAGCCTGAGAGTTTCAATACCTTGTATGATTGATACAAAATCACTGTTCACTCTATACAAATTATTACTGGCATTGTCGTAGCCATCTATACTAAAATGTACAGTATCCTGCTCAGTAAGAACACTACCTAATTCCTGCCACCACTCTGATTTCTTATGTGACCCATTAGTAATAATAACAATCTCAACAGGTTTAATTGATTTGATATATTGAATTACCGGTATGAGATCGTGTGCATATATAGGATCACCATCGTCGCCGCAGAATGTAATTTTCTCCACATTATCAAGAATAAATTCTGGGGTAAAGTTTCGTTTAAAAAATTCTAGGTCTAACTCGGTATTAACTAAACTATCGGGCACCTCTTGGCGAGCACACCGAGGACAGCGCAAGGTACACTTGCTAGATATTTCAATATGAAAATGCCAGGTTGCTAACATAACTGCACCTCGCGTTGCCACTGATTTGTAAAACTGGTTTTATTTTTATTACTTGAACAAGTAGTTTTACACACAGAATTTGGTGTGTCAGTTTTCCAAGTTAATTTAACTGTAGCCAAGGCGTCAGACGCCTTGGCTAATTGTTCGCAGGCATCAACTTGATGTTGGTTATGTTTGTAAACTAACATGTCCCAGTGTGCTGATCCGCCTGCGGCAATGTATGCCTCTGCGTTGCTCATTAATTTTTTCCAGTTTACATTTTCACGATAAACATGATTAGTATCCTCTAGACCATCAATACTAAACACACAATAATCTTCAGGCTTGTTACATAACTTTCCTAATGCATGCCAGAAGAATGTACTTTGTATAGCACCGTTGGTATTCATGCCTAACACAATTTCTGGATTAACTTTTCTAAAGTAATTGTAGATGTCCATGGTATAGTATCCAGCCGCCGGATCGCCATAATTGCCACACATAAACATTTTATCTAATTTAGAAATTATTCGATCTGAAAAATGTCGTTGTATATGTTCTATTCGCAGATGATTCTTAGAACTTTTATTAAAGGTTGAATCGGTTTCTCTAGCACATAACGGACATGCTGCTTGGCAAACATCTGTAGGTTCAATGTGGAGTACTTTAATTCTACGCAATTTCAGTATCCGTATTATAACTTGTAAAACCACCTTCTTTTACAACCTTAAGAATGTTTTCTACTCGCCCGGCTAGTTCGTCTCTATGACTTACTAACCAAATTGATTTTTGTCTTTCACGCGACATTTGTTTTAACAGCGCCAGCGCATTTTCAACACCTTGTGTATCTAAGCCGTTGTCGATCATCTCGTCTATAAACAACAAATTAATAGGTTGGTATAAACTTTCAAACACATCGCGGAATGCCCAGCTCATACTTAAAATCAAACGATTTCGTTCACCTCGACTTAGGTTGTCAAAGTCTAACTCTCTGCCCAACTCTTCGATACTTACTGTTAAGTCATTTTGGAATACTACAGTATGCGGCAAGCCTACACGATCTAAGTAGTGTGTTAACCGAGCATTTAGATAGCTAAGATTTTGCTCAATGATTTTTTTACGGATAAATGAGTCTTTGCTTGTAAGTAGTTTGAGTAAGAACTCTTGATGCTCTTGTAAGCGAGTAAGTTCATTAAGTGTGTCATAGGTAATCTCCTTTAATGCCTGTTGTTGCATTTCTTCAATTTGCTCACTATACGGATCTGTTTCTGTTTGTTTAGTGGCGATCTGTTGTTCTAAGCTAGTCAAGGTAGCTTGGTGTTGAATAGCATTTGACTCATTATCATAAAACATCGTAGGCGGCTTGCCTAACGTGCCCAAGGATGTGTTGGCAGTCTCCAGTTCTGATAAGAGGTTGCTGTAAGTTGCGCTGCCCTCTCGAGCCGAGACCAAATCTTTCTGCTTTGCCTCCAATACCTGTTGGTGCTTATGGTCGTGGAAGGCCTGACCGCACGTATGACATTCATGAGATTCGAGCGTTTCAATTTCTTTTGATAATTTGGCCGCCAGCTTGTCTTCCCTGCTGATATCCAGTTTGATTCGTGAGATCTGACCAGAAAGTTCATTGATATCCTTTCGCTTTTGATCCCATGCCTTGTGATCTTTGTGCGCTTGGATCTCCACTTCAATCTGTATATTCTGTAACGCCTTAAGGGCTTTCTCAAGTTCTTTGATATCTTCGCCATGCTTAGTTGTCCATAATGTTTGTCTGCGTTTAGCCGCGTCGATCTGTTCTTCTATACGCTTGTTGGCTTCTTGCTCAGCACGGATACGAAACTCTTCTTGTTGTATCGCATCTTTAGTTTCTTTGTTAAGCTCTTTAATACGATCAGCACGATCACTTAACTGCGTAATACCTAACAACTGTTCAATAATTGTGCGTTGATCATTGGCCTTGAGACTTAGAAACGGTTCTGTATAGGTGTTAAGTGCTAAAATATGTTTGAACATGTCGTGGCTAAGGCCCAACATCTGTTCTATTGCATCTTGTGTTTCTCTTGAGTCGCCTTGGGCATTATCCGTTACAGCTTGTTCTTCGTTGTTAACATAGAATCTAAGTAAGTTAGGTTTACGCCCTCGTTCAATCTTATATGTGGTGTTGTTGATTTCAAAATCGAGACTAACGAGCATATTTTTGCCATTAGTTTTGTTTACGAGATTGTCGCGTCTTATATTCGAAATAGCAGAGCCGTATAATGCGTAACTAAGTGCGTTAATCGCAGTAGTTTTGCCGGTACCGTTCCGCGATCCATCAGCTCCTAGGTCAAGATTTTCACCTAACACCAACGTGAGGTCGTTACGATCAAAGTCGATAGCTTGAGTATTAGCGCCAACACTCATGAAGTTTTTAACAGTGAGATTTTTAATTTTTATCATAGTTTTTTTGTTTTCGATATAGCATTGACTCAACTGCGTCAATATCTCTTGAATCTCTCCAAGGTAAATCTACAACCGGCATAATAAATTTATGGCTATCTCCTGTTGTGCTAAATTCTATTTTATTAGTGGGACGTTTAAAACCTTTACCGTGTAAAGTTAAAATGCCGTTAATAAAATGGCCAAAGCCACCACTCGGGTACCAGACACAATAGATCATAGATTTTGATATATTTTCAATAATAGTTTAGGATCGTAAAACTCACTTTCGATATTAGTAAGTTGATCTGTAACAATCTGATCTACACTTTCAAACTTAACTTCTCCGGGCGCCATGTCAATATCAATATCGGTCCGCTTGCTAGGTATTAGAGCCATCTCACGCAGATTGTAATCTCGAACAAACGTGTCTTTGATAAAATTAGCCTCTTCGTAACTAATGTCAATATCTAACTCCACACGAACATGCATATTTGGTGCTAGTAATGTTGGAGCGCCATCGATGACCTGGCTCAATTTAAGCACACGATACAGGGGTTGCCCTGGCCATGCAAAATATTGATCTTCACAGCCCCACTCTTTGATCATCATGCCACGCTGATCATCGCCAGCATCGGCAAAGTTATGTGGAAAGCAATTACCAATATAGTTGATATTTTTTTTCTGCTGTCGTAAATGGAAATGTCCAGAGTATACGCTTTCAATACCCTTAAAGTTTTCCACCTTAAGCTCACCGTGATCTGGCATTTCTACCATGGCATTCATTTTAAAATGTGGTAATTCAAAATGTCCAAACATATATTTTGCGGACATTTTTTGTAACTTCTTATGATCATCGCCGACTAACCAAGGTGCAATAATTACATTACCTTCATAAAACCAATCGTTAACAATGTGAATATTAGGCAAATGTTGAGCCCATTCCACGCCGTGGATGTCTCGTTTTTCTCTGTAATATAAATCATGATTACCGGGAATAAAATAAAATTTCTCAAATGCCGCCGATAACTTTTCTATACATTTAAGAGAA